TCAAGCGGCCCCCTTCCATACACCGGCCATGAGGCCGGCGGATCGGAGCGCGTGCAGCAACGTCGACATTGCGCGGACATCGTCCGCCAGCGTCTCGCAGGCGTTGCGTAGCGCCACCACCTCGGCCTGGGTCGGGGGGGCGGAGATGACCAGTCCGCCGATTGCGTTGTCGGTGTTGCCGAGCGTTACCGGGCCTTGAGCGGCCTCTGCCGGCTGTACGACCGGGGTCGCCCCCCATAGGCCGAGGCGCTGGGTTACGGCGGTGCCTAGTCGGGTACCCGTTGCGGTGCCAAGCACAAGGTCGGCCCCCTCGCCCAGCGTGACTGTCGCGGGGAGCGCGGTGAGTGCCGCGAGCAGGTTGGTGCCGTCCGACGTGACCGGTAAAGCGCGTCCCGATGGGACCACCACGCCACTGCCGGCCGGTGTGCGTACTGTCAGCGCGTGCGCTCCCGTGGTGCTGTTCGCCAACCACCAGTGCCCGGCTCGCGGCGGCAGCACGACTGCTATTGGCCCGGTGATCGCCCCCGTGAGCGTGATGAGCAGGTTGGCGGCCTCGGCCAGTGTCAGCACTACGTCCGCGCTGCCGGCTACGCTGCGGCTGAGCACGCCCCCGGCTACGTGCGCGGCTCGCCAATCGGTGTAGCTGGTTACTGAGGCAGCGCCGGTGACAATCGTGTAGAGCGGTAACGTGGCGACGAATTGCCCGGCCGTGTGGTAGCCGCGGCCGAGCTGCATCACTGCGCCCGCGGTGTCGCCCAGGCGCCGTACCGTGCCGCCGCTGGTGTAGGCGGTGAACCCGGTGGCGGTATCCATTGCCAGCGTGATCGTGGTGGCCGTGCGCGCAGTAACGCGGGCGAAGGCGCGCGATAGCTCTGCGATACCCCCGGGCGCGTCGATGAACACCGTATCGCCGACCTGAAAATCGTGTGCGACCGCGGTGGTCAACACGCAGGGGTTGGCGCGGGTGATCGCGGAGATCGCGAAACCGGTGGGCAGGACCAGTCCGGCCTGTACCTGGATCGTGCGGTTCGGCGCGAGGTTCGGGAGCGTGCCGTTGGCGATCTGGGACTCGATCCCGTGCTGGCGGATCGTGCCGCCGTAGAACCCCCATTGCAGCCCAATGCTCGTGGTCGCCCGTCGCCCGAACAGCGACGGCGGGCTCAGTGCATCGAGCATTTCGTTCGCTGTAATTTCCTTGCCGCCCTGGGCGGCGCTGATCAGATCGAGGTTGGTCGTGCTGTTAGCCACTGATGACCCCCTGTAGTGGTCGGCCGCGGCCGACTGTAGCGCTGCGCTGGAACACCCTGACTCCGTAACTCACCAGGGCCCCGCCGTCCGTTGTGGCCTGGGCCTGGGTGTAGGTCGCTGTCGGAGTGCTCGTGGTCAGTGTGCGTCGCAGCGTGGTGAAGGCAGGATCCCAGATCTCCACGTCGTAGCTTTCGTCCACCTCGCCGAGCGCGGCGTCTACGTGATCGCGCCAGGCTCCGTCGATCCGGGTACGCCGGGTCCAGCGGATAATCACGTCGCCGGCCGCGTTGCGCCCCGCACCCAAGTGGGCCGGCGCGTACGGGCTCAGCCCCTGCCCGGTGTTGGTGAAGGCGATCGCGAGGGTTTCCTGCACCGTTTCCGAGAATGCCGGCGCGCGGAAGAGGCGCTGGAGTCCGATCTCGGCGCTGGCGGCCACCAGTCGGCGCAGATCGGCGTCCAGCAGGATCGCGCGCTCGCCTACCGCGTGCGTGCTCATCGCCCACTCGGTGCCCCGCCGGCCTCTCAGCAGCCCGCTTAGGCGGTAGCGACGGGGGGCGACCAGATCTGCGGTGCGGTACTGGACGATCTCGTCGCCGAGCAGTAGCGCGTTTGCATCCGCCAGGACGTTGGCACGGTCTACCGATACCAGCTCGCCGTCCTGTACGGTCACCTCGACTGTGCTCGCCTCGTCGAATGTATTGCCGCCCGCGTAGGTCGGTAGCACCGTGTTGGCAGTGCCGATGGTGGCGGCGGCGTGGAGCGTAAGCACCGGCGCGTAGCTCGCGCCCGCGTCGTCGCTTTTGTGGATCGTGGTACCGGACCAGTGCGGTGTGAACCCGGCGGCCGCCACGTAGATCCCGGCGCCTTCGTCCTGATCTCTGAGGAGCGGAATATCGAGTAGATGCAGCGACGTGGGGCCGGACAGGGCCAGCGTGGCGGTGTCTGCCGGCCCGGAGCCGCCTGGAGCCGTCTGTGTGTAGACGCTGGCGAGCTCCGCGACGCCCTCGAACCGGATGAGCCCCGGCCGGCCCTCCTCCTTGCGGACGATCCGCAGCGTGTGCGTGGCTCCCTCGACCTCGACCCGGACCAGGTCCGTCGGCTCCAAGCGCGCGTAGCGGCGGCTGGTGGAGAAGCGGTAGTTGGTGCGTGCGGTCCAGGCGTCGTAGAGCAGCCTGTCCGCGATCTGCCTCGCCTCGTCGTCGGTTAGCGCCAGCGGTAGCTCGACCGTCGCCACCTCGCGGCTCTGCGTGGCCGTGCGCCGCGCCTGCTGCGAGCCCTGCTGGTAGGCGGCTGATCTGCTCGCGTACACGACGTTGACTGCCGTTGGCAGCGTCGCCTCTTCGGTGCGCGTGATCTCGAGCGGCGGCGGCGGCTCCTGGGTGTCCTCGCGTGCCCCGAGGTCCTCACCCGGGATTGTCGCGACCGGCGATCCACCGCGCGGGACGAAGCGGATCACGTTGTCGGACTCCACCGCATCGAACAGATAGGCGCGCTGGAGCGACTCCAGCGCCGCCCGCACCGTAGTCTGCTGAGCGATAGTGTAGCCGTGCACCATGCTCGTGAGCGCACCCGTCGCGGTGTCCCCTGCCGCTAACCCGGCGCGGGCGCAGAGCGCCGCGACGACACTGCCGAGAGGGGCTGCGCCGTGGCTCAGCACGCTGCTCAGCAGGAACACCCGCGGGCGGGGCTCTGTGGCTGACCCGGTTGTCTGCCGCACGATCAGGGCCTGACCTGATCGTACGCTGATTGTGGACTCGGACCAATCGCCGGTGCCGCCCACGCCGCCGAAACTCGGCGCTGTCGTGAAGACGGTCGCGTGCGCGCCGGCCCCGTCCATGCGCCGGATCGTGCCATCGCGCCCGAGCCAGAATTCGTTATCGCTGATCGCGCGCAGGATCCCGCGCGGGTGGCCGCCTATCGCGGGCGTCGGCGTGATGGTCGCCTCGTGGATCAATGTTGCTCGGCGGATCCGCGCGACGGTGACCGGATCTGTGTGGAGCAACGCGTAGAGAAACGTTCCCGTGGTATCGAGTGCCAAGATCTGCGCGCCCAGGTTGGCGGTCGCCCCGCGGTACTCGCTGCGCACCCAGGCATGCACCTGGAACGGCGCTGACGCATTGCCGGCCAGGAACACCTGATCGCCCTCGATCGAGGCGACGATGAAGGCGCCCATCCCTACGGGCCGCGGCACGCGAAAAAGCCGCGCTCCCCGGATGTCCCAGAGGCTTATATGTATCGGCGGAAAGGCGTCCTGGCTCAGCAGGAACGGCTGATCGGCGTTCGCCGTCTGCGCCCCAGTCATCATCTGATCGCTCGGGAGCGTGAACGACGCTACGGGTGCCAGTGCCCCGCCGAGCAACTCGAACGTCGTGAACTCGAAGGCCTGGGTGCGCGCGATCATGCGCAGCTTGTCGATTGCCCCACGGTCTTGCGCAAAGCCCCGCAGAAAGTTGAATCCAGCCGGTGGTGTGGGTGCCGTGACCTCACGCGCGACCTCTGCGGCACCGCCGGTGCTGACCTCGAAGGTCAGGTTCGGGATCGCGTTACCGAACGGCTCCAGCTCCAGATCCTCGAAGACGACGTAGGCTTGTCCGCGGTAGGCCGGGACGTTCGCGGCCCCCAGGTGCGCCTGCATCGTCGGATCGGGTAACTGCATCTCGCTGCCGGTGTAGAACGCGATCTGGGCCGCGCTGCGGTTACTGGCGATCAGCTCGGCAGCGGTCGCGCTGGCGCTGGCGTTGTAGATCACGCGGCCGTTGGCCCAGATCGTGGTGACCCCCGTGATCGGCCCCTCGCAGAGCGACACGGCGAGGCTCACTGAGTAGCGGTAGGTCGTCGTGGTCGCTCCGCGCGACCGCCCGCCCTTGCCGCCGCCGGCTGCCCTGGTGCGGATCACGGTCTCTTTGATTGGCGTTGACCAGATCACGTTGCCCGCGATCCGCATCGTGCCGAACACGATCGGGATCATCTGGCCATAGCTGGAGGACTGCACGCGCAGATCGCCCAAGCGCGGCCCATCGATGTTCTGGCCGCGCTGGCGTGGCGCGAAAAGCATGTTGCCTGCCATCGATCCGACCATGAACCCTAAAGACGCGGTCAGCCCGATCGCCTTGCCGAGTGCGGCCCCGGCGACCGCTATCGCTAGGACGGCCATCGCCGGGCACCGTGGTAGACATAGGCTTGCAGCGTGCGCGCGCGCCAGAGATCCGAGTAGCGATGCTCGACGCAGGCACCCGCCGTCTGGTAGGCGTGGATCAGCGTCTCCTGGTCGGTGCAGATCGCGAGATGCTGCGGCTCCACCGCGAACCGCAGCAGCAGCACGGCACCCGGCTCCGGGGCGTCGATCCGCTGCATCTGGCTATCGAGCTCGCGCATCAGCAGACCGCGATAGGGCTCGCGCCCGTAGCCGGCCACGTCGTTGCCCGATAGCCCTAGCGTGCGCGCTACGCCGATCACTACCCCCGCGCAATCGACCCCCACGCCGCGGCAGCGTCCCTGATGGTGAAATGGCGTGCCCAGCCACCGCCTGGCTTCGGTGATGATCTCCCACCAGCCCGCGCTGCCGGTGCTCATCGCGGCCCGCGCGTGATCGCATCGATACCCGGCACATGCGGCTCGGCCCGGAACCTGATCACGTTGCTGTAGCGGTCGCGGCAGGTAGCCAGGCGCTTGTCGCAGCCAGGCTGCACGGTGAAGGTGTCGCCGACTGCCACCGCAAACGGCATCGCCAGCGCTAGTGTGACGTCTCCCCCGGAGTGTGCCTTGACCTCCATCTGCATAGTCGTGTTCGCCCCCGCGGTCCAGGTGAGCCGTCCTTGCGCGAAGTGCCCCGGGGTCACGGTCAGGCCCGAGGCGGTAAACCGCTCGCGGCTGGTGACCCCGGTGACTGTGCCGGTTTCGGTCATCGGTGCCAGGTGCACCCCGCACCGGGCATCGCCCAGATCCGCGCGGCAGGTCGGCGAATAGATCTCGCCGATGGTGGTGCTGAGTGCCTGCATCATGCCGTGCAGCTCGGCCGTGAATGAGGCCCGTGTTGAGCGCACCTCGCCGAGCCGCCCGCGGCGGAGCCACAGCCTGCCTTGCGTGAGGTCGGTGTAGTTGACCTGGAAGATCTCGATCTCGGCGTGATCCCAGAGTCCGCCAGCCAGATCGGCCTCGGTGATCTGCGCGCTATCCAGTAAGCCCTCGACTTCGAGCGCATCGATTGCCAGTGATGCGTTGGTCGCCACCGCGCTGGGGGTATAGCCGGCCGCCGCCTGGTAGGTGGTGCCGTCTATCTGCAGATCCTGTGCGTTGTCGGTGAACCCGTACACCCTGCCGTCACGCCTGGCCGCGCGCCAGCAGGTCACCAGCGTCGTGACCTCGCTGGCCAGGTGCGCCTCGAGCGCCGGACTGAGCCCCTTCACTGCCTGATCTCCACGATCGGCAAACTGAACAGGTAGTGCAGCGAGGCGTCGCTGCCGAGCGCGTCGAAGCGCGTGCGGAGCTGGTCGGTGTCGAACCGAACCGGGACATCGAACTCGCCGGCCCACGTCAGCACGTCGCCTGGTTGCGCGTGCCGGTTTGCCGTGCCGCCGCCGGCGTAGCTCGTGAAGCCGTTGGTGTTGACCGGTATGGAAAACGTCGTTGTGGTGAGTACCGTGATCGCGTGCGTGGTGCCGTTGAGTTCGCTCATTCCGTCGATGCCGCTGAGGTGGATCTGGTTGCCGGTGCTGTAGCCGTGCGCGGCGCTGGTCGTGACCACTCCGGGGTGCGCGCGCGTGATCCCCGTGATCGCCCGGGTCACGTCGGCTGGTAGCGTGGCGATCCCTGTCGCTGTGCTGTAACTCGCGCCGGTGTACACAGATCCGTTGCGGTGGATTACCCCGCCAGCGCGCGGCTTCACGAGCGGGCGGATCCTGCTGGTTGCCCCCTGCGTGTAGCGTTTGCCGAGCGGCAGTGTCGGCGCTCCGGTACCTATGCCCGCACCTAGCACCCCGTCGGCGTGGGTTGTGCTCCAGTCCGCCCAGTCCTTGAAGCGAAACCCGATTGCACGGCCCTGCACGGCGCGGAAAAACGCGATGAGGGCATCGATCTCGGCGCGGTCCAGCGTGCGCTCGCCCAGCTCCCAGCGGCCGCGTGCATCCCGCCACGCGGCGTTGCGCTTCTCGTGCCCGCTATTGACGACCACGACCTCGGTGCTGAAGAGTGGGCCGCCGGCCGTGTCGTAGAGGACCGCCCCGACCGTCTCGTTGATGCGGCTCTCGATGAAGCTCACAGTCGCCGCCGTCCTCGATCAATGGCCGCGGCCATGTCGGCGGCGACCTGCCCGCTCGCGCGCCGGAAACTGGCCGCGTCGGGCGTCGAGATGTGCATGACCACGGTAGTCCCGCCCATGCGCTGTTGCCGCGCATCGAGCGCCCCGATGTTGCGCGGCAGATCCACCATGCCCCCCTCGGCGTAGGCGAGCCGTGGCGTCGCCGGCAGGTGCGCGCCGCTGGCGAAGCGGTGCAGGCCCCGGAGCATGCCCACCCCGAGCCGGCGCACCGCCGTGGCGGGGAATACATACTCGCCGGCATGCACCACGCCGGCCGGCTGGAACTTGGGACCCGGGCCGGTGTAGCCGCCCTGAGCGAAACCGAACTTCGCACCGAGCAGCTTGGAAATGAAGCCGCCGAGGCCGCCGGCACCGCCCGCGCCACCGCCGCCCTGGCCATCCCCGAACAGTGAGCGCAACAGCGACTGCGCCAGGTTGCGCGCGATCACCGCCTGGATCTCCGCCACCACGGTGCGCAGGAAGCCCCGGAACGCGTCGGCCGCGCTCATGGCCCCCGATCCGAGGTCCATGAACAACCGCTCCATGGCGGTGCCAAGCGCGCTGTTGATGCGCTGCGCCCCGGTGTCGGCCACCTCGCTCAGGCGCGCCATGCCGCTCTTGAACTGCGCCAGTCGCTCTTGCGTCGCAGGATCGAAGAGCAACGGATTGAGCGCCACCAGCCGCTCCATCTGCGCCACCAGCGCCGCAGTGGCCTCGGCGGTCGCGCGCCGCGCCTGGTTCACCTGACCCTCGGCGGCCAGTTGCGGCAGCCCCAGGTCCATCTGGTGGAACAGCTCCTGCTCACGCCGGGCGAGCGCGGCCATCTGCAGGTCGATCTGCCCGGCGAGGGTCTCGAACTCGGCGCGTGCCCGCGCGGCCACGGCCTCGCTCAAGCCTGCCTGGGCGGCACGCCGCAGATCCTGTAGACGCGCCTCCACCAGCGCGATGTCGGTGGTGAGACGGGCCACCTCGCCGGCCGCGGCCAGTGCCCCCGGCTCATCGCCCGCGGCCCGCGCCCGCGTCTCGCTCGCGGCCGCCGCCTGGCGCCGCCGATGGAGCGCCGCGCAGTCGGCCGCCGCCTGTTGCTGCTG